TCCTCAGCGCCCTCCCCTTACAAGTCAGGCTCTATTGTACCCGCCCCGCCGCCCTTTGGCAAGTCCTTACCAGCCGATGGCTGCGCCGTACTTGTCAAACAGCGCCGAAAAGCGCTTCTTCTGGGTGGGCGTCATCCGCTCCTTGTACAGGGTAATAAGGTTCTGTGCGCTGCGGGTATCCCCGGCCTTGAGATAGTTACCCATGGCCCGCTCCAGACTGTCGCTGGCAGTGGAGCTGAGGGACTGGGGCTTCTCCCCCTCCACCGTCCGGCCGCTGCCGTACCGCACCCCATCAGCAGCCTTCTGCTCATCCGCCGCCTTGCCGGCATAGTACTTCAGCATGGTGCTGTACAGATCCCGGTCCTCCTTCCCCACGCTGTTATAGTACTCATACGCCCGGTCGCTGTCGGACTGCCACGCCTTCAGCTGATCCTGCCAACGGCTGTAATCCACCTGCTCCGCCTGCTGCAGCAGGCCGTACCGGTCCATCAGGGCCTGTCCCTGCTGCTCATAGCGGCTGCGAGCCTGCTTCTCCAGCTCCGGGATCAGGGCCGACAGCTCCGACAGATACTGGCTGTACGCCTGCTGCCCCGTCTGCTGGGCATAGCTGGAGCCATACCCACCGGACAGCGCCGCCGCCTGCCCCATGGTATCCTCCATGGCCGCCTGTCCCTGCCTCTGATAGAGCCGTGCATAGCGCTGATAGTCGGCGTCCTGCTCCGGGTCGTAGGCATAGGGCTTGCGGGAGCTGATCTGGTCGTACAGCGCCGCCAGCTGCTGCTGGAACCGGGACTCATATTCCCCCGGCTTCTGCCCCTGCAGGCTCTCCCACAGAGCACGGGCCGCCGTCACCTCATCGGATGGGGTATATCCCTTCTCCAGCTGCCGCATCCGGCTCATAGTCTCATCCGACACGCCGGAGAGCACCTGACCGCTGGTGCTGGGGCCTGAGGTAGCCGGGGTCAGCCGGGCCAACAGGCTCCCCATGGTCTCGCTGCCCGCCACGCCGTCCACCCGCAGGCCATTCTTGCGCTGATAGTCCAGCACCGCCGCACGGGTCTTTTCCCCAAAGCCGCCGTCCACGTCCAGCGAATAGCCCACCTGGTTCAATGCCTGCTGCAGCTGCTTCACCGTCTCTCCGTAGGAGCCGTAGTAGACGGTAGGATAATTGGATGCCATCTTTCTTCCTCCTTTTCATGCCGTCCGTTGCCAGACGTACACCGCCAGATACGGCGGCATATTGTTGTGGGCCTTCCCGCCGCCCACGCTGCCCGTTTTGGTATTGCGGCTGACGTCAAAGGCCGCCGGGGCATAGGGATAGTACCGGCCGCTGCCGCTCTGAACGCCCATATCCCCCACGGTGAACGCCTTCTGGCTGTTGGTGATAAAGCCGTAATACCCCGCCTCGTTGGCCGGATCGTGAGCATGGGTGGGCAGCTCGCTCTCCGTCAGCGTGTGGACCGCCTCACCGCCGGTGGTCCCTGCACCATACGCAGTGCCTGCCGCCAACAGGAACCTGTCCCGGATGCGCTCCCACGTTCCGCCAAACAGCACCCCCGGATCGGTGTCCACCGCCGACAGATACAGGCTCCCCACAGGATAGATCAGCTCCCACAGGGCCTTGCCCTTCACATAGACCTCCCACTCCGGGTTCACCTCCACCGCCCGGTCGTGCTCGGCATACTTCCCCACGCCTACCGCCGTGCCGCCGGAGGCCAGATGCACCGCAGCCGCCGCCGTGGGAATGGCACACACCACCGTTCTCCGACTCCCCGGCAGATCCTCCGCCGAAAGCTCCAGCTCATACGACAGCAGCGGAGAAAATCCCGGCAGCACCTTCTCCACACCGCTCTCCAGCGCCGTATAGCCGCCGAACGCTCCACCCGGGCGCCGGGAGCGCACCCGCAGGCTCACCCGGTTCCGTCCGCCCACGTCGGCGCACTGCGCCCCGCACTTCACCTTCACATAGCCGCCGTCGCTGCACGCCGTGCCGTCGGCATCGCACCGGCATACCGCCGGCCGGGTCATGGTGGGGCCGCTGTACTCATATACCGTCACCGACCCCACCTCCACAGAGACACTGCGCCCCCGGCTGTCCTTCACCACGGCCGCAGCCGTCACCTCGCCGCTCACCGACACTGCCCCGGCAGACACACCGTTCAGACCGCTGCCGCCTACACCGCCGCAGCTGACGCTGCACCCGTCGATGGAGGCCCCATAGGCCCCCTGCGCCGTCACCTGCCACCTCAGCCGGGTCATTCCCTTGACAAACACGCCCCACTGCTCCAGCACGGCATTGTCGTTCACCGATGTCACCGTCAGCGCCGCCGTGGGCCGCACCGTATCCGGCACATAGACCCTGCACTCCGTGACGCTGCTTCCCATGGTGGTGTCGCCGTCATAGGTGGTCACCGTCAGACGCATAGTCCCCGCCACAGACTGAGGCAGCTGCCGGGCCAGCTCCAGCGGCGGAGTCCACGTCAGCTCCCGCTGCGCCGTCTCCTGCACCACCGTGCCGCTGGCGCCGCCCAGCGCATACGTCACCCGGTGGGTGGACCGCTCCTCCTCTGCACGAATGGACAGCACACACGCCTGCCCCAGCGTCAGTTCCGCCGCCCGCAGCACCGAGGGCCGCAGGATACGGGGCAGCGCTACCGCCGCCGACACCGACAGGCTGGCCGGGGTCCAGCTGGATTCCACATCCGACACCCACTGACCGCCCAGCTGCACCGAGCCGTTTCCGTCCGCCCCATGGCGCACCGTCACCGTCCGCTCTCCCAGCAGATACCATCCCGGCGCCGTGTACTGATACGTCTGATAGACCTTCTGTCCCTGCAAAACGTAGTACGCCGAATCCTTTTCCAGGTTATATGACCCCGTGGTGTTGGCGTACAGATACAGCCTCAGCCGCAGGCTGGACGAGTTGGCCGCCCGGTCCTGCGTCACCGTATAGTCCAGCCTCAGCTTCCAGCCGTTGCCGGAGGCCCCTCCGTAAATACTGGCCATTTCCTTAACCTCCCATCCACCGGATCACCAGTCCGTTCTCCGACGAGATCTCCCACTCCCCGATGCTCATACCCTCCAGCACCGTGATGTTGGTGATATACAGCCGGTTGTTGGACACATACGCCACCTCGCTGGCATCCTGCCAGAAGGACAGCTTGCTGGCAGTGAAGGTGGCCCGGAAGTCGTTCTGCTCCACCACCGTCTCTCCGTCCACCTCCCGGCAGGTGAGGTTCTGCCCCACCGCCACGCCATACTGCGGCACCGCCCCGTCGTAGCACACGATACCCGTCCGGATGTAGCCCTCCGTCTCCACCCGGTACTGCTCAAAGGCGGCGGACACCGTCTCCGTGCTGGCCTGCAGGTCGGCAAAAAAGCTGTAATACTGGGTCAGCGCCTCCGGATTCGCCTCCAGATACGCATTGAGCCGCTCCACATAGGTGCCGAACTCCGACGCCGCCACATACTCCCCCGTCAGCTTGGCCGAAAGCTGATCCATACGCCGCTGCACCGTGTCCGCCGTCTTGACGATCATACTCTTCAGAGTCTGATACTGCTGCTCCCGCGCCGCCGGGGCCGCAGTGCCGCCGGAGGGTGCGGCAGTCCCGCCGCTCTCCAGCTGTCCCAGCGCCACATTCAGCTGCTGGGCCATCTGGAACAAGTACGAATACTGCCGCACCAGCTGCTCCTGCACCGTCCCCTGAGGGCTGGGCGGCATCATCAGTGTGCTCACGGGCCGTCACTTCCCTTCTCATACACCGCCGTCAGGCTGTATACCCGGCAGCCGCCCACGCCATAGAGCCGCAGCCGCAGTCTCCGGCACCTTCGGGGCCGCACATGGAGCACGCAGTCCCGCAGCCACCCGCTGCCGGTGACGCCGCCCTGCTCCTGCCACGTCTGCCCTTCGTCATAGCTCACTGCCGCCCGGACGGTACTACCCTCCTCCGGCCGCAGCCGCAGAGATAATCGCACCAGATACTTTCCCTCGCCGGAGTCCAGTCCCAGATCGCCGGTCTCCGCTCGCCATGCAACAGGCTCCTCCTGCACTGTGCCGCCGCCCTTTAAGGCGAGAATATCCCCCTCCTTGGTCATGGCGTACAACACGCCGCCGCTGACGGCGAAGCCCACCGCCCGCAGGTCGTCCTCCCGGTGCCACAGCCCTTGCCGCACATCATATACCAGCAGCTGCGGCTGATTTTCGGTGTCCAGCACCGAGAGATAGTACTTCCCGTCTGCGCCTCCGGCCACGGCGCCGTGATACTCATCCTCCCCCAGCGCTTGGGATACCCGCTGTGGCATACTGCCGTCAAAGGCATATACGCCGCCGCAGCCGTGGTAGTACAGCACGCCCTCCACCGTCTGAAGGCTCCGTCCGCTGCCCTTCCTGACGCCGGGACACCGCACCGTCACGATCTGGTGCGCTCCCGCCGCACTGGGATATACCCGCTCAATGCAGTCCTCCTTAAAGAACAGAGGACTGCCCAGATAGTCCGCCGCCCCGGTGAAGGGGCCGTCGGAGCCACGGGTGGCTGCATAGCTGTCGGTGCTGCGCCCGGCGTAGCAGTTCCAATTCTTGAAATCCCCCAGCTTACTGGCATAGATTTCATTGACGGCCTTTCCGTCCACCACACCGTACTTGCACCCCCACAGCCGGTTGCCGCTCTCGATGACGAAGTCCATCTCCGGCACGCTGCGCCGCACCGTCAACGTCTCCGTCTGGGTCACCTGACTGGCGATCATCCCCGGCACCACCAGAGAGCCGTCCTCCGCCGCCTCCAGCACATGGCTGCCGTTGATGCTCTCCTCACGGCACCCCTCGATGACCACGCCGTCCCCGGCGGTGAAGCCCACGCCGATGCCGCCTGCCGCTATTTTTACATAGGTATCCTCCCGGATGCTCCAGCCGCTCTCGCCGTATTGCCGCAGCACCGGTATCTCCCCGGTGGTGTCCAGCCACAGGCACCCTCCCGCCGGGTCCGCCGGCGGCTCCTCCGAGGCCAGATAATCCCCCAGTGCCGCCCCCTTGGCCCCGCAGAGAGACAGCGTCACCTGTCCCTGTGTCTGTACCCGATTCTCCAGACTGCCGTGCTGGCTGAGATCGCCGGTGTTGATGTACTTCTTGTCCGGCCACACGATGAGCCAGCTGCCCATGCCAATGAGCTGCTTGCTTCCCTCCGTCAGCACCAGTTCCGTGGCCACGCCGCCGATATACAGGGTGTGACCGTCCACCCAGATCAGCGCATCCTTGGCGGCTATACCGCCGGGGGACTCCGCCTGCCCCGCAAGACCACGCCGGGGCCGCACCGTCAGGGTGGGATAGCCGTCGGAGGTGAGGTTCTCCATCTCCCGGAAGGAGCCCAACTCTCCTCTTGCCCGCCGATCCAGCCCTAAAAAGCTGCTGACCGTCACCGTGCTCTGCACCGGCACGCTCATTTTCTGAAAAAACATCCCATCCCCCTCACATCAGCCGCAGCGCCTTCACCCCCTGCCGGGGCATATGACTGCGGCACCAGAAGTCCCGGTATGTCAGCAGGGCGTTGTTCCAAGCGGCACAGGCATTGTTGTACCGCTCCATCTCCCCGTTGGCGTAGTGGATCTGTGCCTCCACATAGTGGCGGTACAGCTCGTCATAGGGCGGCTGCACCAGCAGCACCGTGTCCTCCCCGGCGTCCTCCGGCGGCACCTGCGCCTCCTCTCCGCCTGCGTGGGGCTGATGCACCTCCCGCACCACGAAGCCCTCCGCCTGCAGAAGCCACCGCCGCTTCTCCGCCGTGGTGTACTGGTTGGGGAGCATGGCGTCCACCTGCTCCAGCACCTGCTTGACCGTCGCCATTCTCTCTCCCCCTTCCGTTCAGTTGGCCATGCGGTCTACATAGCTGCGGGCATCGTCCTCCATCATCCGGGCGTTCTCCAGCACCTGCGCCACAAACTCCGGCACCTGTACCTCCACACCCTTCATGATCTTGAAGTTCCGTCCATTCACCGATACCAGCACGAAATTCTCCTCGTTCTTCCGTCCTCTGGGGATGAGCACCGTTTTCATTTTCTCCTGCATCTGCCTGCTCCTTTCCGTCCGCCGGGTGCGGGCGATACCGCCCGCACCCTCTGTTTTCCGCTTCTCTTTAGTTGGCCTTGTCCTGCCCGGAGTAGGAGGAGCCGCACTCCACTCGCACGATGTACTCGTCGTACAGGATCGCAGCGGCGTGAACACCCTTCCAGCCCACGCTGGAGCGCTGATCCAGCGGGTCGGCAGTGCCGGAGGAGCCACGGGGCTTCACGATGACCTCTGTGCCGTCGTTGAGATCCACCACGCCGTAAGCGCCCTTTCCTACGAACAGGCAGCCGTATACGGCACAGCCCTCGGCGCCGCCCTCGCCGGGATAGATGACGGCGTTGTCGGCGGCGGTCACGGCGCTGTCCAGCGTCATGCTGCTGCCGGTGTTGCTAACCACACGGCGGCGCTCACCGCCCAGCAGCACATACCGGCCCGCCAGAGCGCCCGCCGCCACGGTGCCGCCGTCAAAGGCCACCACGGCGTTATTCTCCACCTTGCCGTTGACCAGCAAGGTGCGGCCGTTCTGTGTCAGATCCTCGCCCCGGAAGATTTTTGCCTCCGTGGTCTCCACAAAGCGCACTCCGTGCAGCTCACCGATCTCGCCGGAGAACAGCTCCGTGGCAGCGGCATACTGATGTGCGGCGATCCACGCCTCGTCCTGCCGCAGATCGAAGGCCACACTGGGGTGCAGGATGCACACATACTTGCCGTCGAAGGTAGGTGCGTTCATCTTCTTCAGCTGGGTAGCGGCCTTGGCCACCATCTCGCTGGTCAGGCGGCACGCCGCCGTCAGCGCGCCACGGGCAGTGACCTCCGTCTTGCTGCCGTCTGCGCCGATGGCCGGAGCATACAGCACCTGCTTACCCTGCTGGATCTCATTGCGGGTCACGGTATCCAGCGTCAGCCCCATGTTGGCGCCGTGCCGATCGGTGATCTCCAGCACCACATCGTCGATGGCTGTCAGATCCAGCATATCCGACACCGTGGTGTAGTCACCGTACTGAGCCAGCTCCTTGGTGATGTAGCTGACGGAGATGCCGCTGCCGTCCGGGGTCACGCCCTCCGTCAGCGGGGTCAGCGCCTTGTCGAAGGAGCCGAACTTGCGCCATTCCACCGTCTTGCCGCCGCCGGTAGGCAGGGGCTTGGTGGCGGCGAACTGGTTGTGTACCAGCTGGGGCTTGGCGTTATCCAGCAGTTCCATGCCGTAATAGGTTTTCATCTCGGCGGACAGTCCGCCGGTGGTCTGGGTGTTCTCCTGTGCAAACACCTGCAGATCGAACAGTTTCTCCATATTCCTCTTTCCTTTCTCCGCTTCGTTGTGTTCTTCCTGCGGCTCCATCCACGGCCGCTCCCATCAGAAGGATATCTTCTCCCCTTCCATGACCCGTCTGCGGATATCCGCCAATTCACGGGAGGTCAGTCCTCTGGGATCGCTGCCCGT